CTATGGCGAAAGGACTAAAGAATGGCTAATAAAAATCCATTTGAAATCCGTGCTGATATGTTAGCTATGGCTAAAGATTACATGGATCAACAATATCAAATTAATATGGATTTTGTACGTAACTTATATGAGCAAAACAAAGCTACTGCTGAAGAATTTAAGAAAGCTTGTGAGCCATATTCTATAGATGAAATGATGAAGAAAGCTCAAGAGCTATATTCTTTTGTTTCAAAAAAAGATTAAGAGAGAGGGCTTCGGCCCTCTTTTTCGATTGACATTTGTGTCGATCTATGATAGTATAAACACTATACACTCCAACACTATGAGGTTTTTATGCAAGGTTTTTACACTAGCGTTGCACGCTATGGTAATTCTATTTTGTACCGTGGATACAATCATAATGGCGTGAGGGTTGAGAAACGTGTTCCATTCTCCCCTACGCTATATGTACAATCAGACCAAGAAACTGGATACAAGTCAATTTACGACGAGAATGTAAAACCAATTACATTTGACACTATGCGTGATGCTAAAGAATTTATTGCTAAGTACGGTGAAGTAGATAACTTTAAAGTCTATGGTAACACCAACTATATTGCTCAGTTCATTGCTGAGACTTTCCCTAACGAAGTTCCATTCAACATCAATCATATAGACATCGGTAACTTTGATATTGAGGTTGCATCTGACGACGGGTTTCCACACCCTGAAGATGCGGCTCATCCAGTTATCTCTATTGCTTATAAAAGTACTAAATCCAGCATATTCTACGTGTGGGGCCTTGGTGACTATGATACGACTAAAGCAATCAAGCCAGAGGGTAGCCAAGTTAAGTATCTCAAGTGTCAAACTGAATTTGATTTGCTTCAGTCGTTTATTCGTTTTTGGCAAGATAATTGCCCAGATGTAATCACTGGCTGGAACGTAAGACTATTCGACATTCCATATCTTATTAATCGTGTATATCGTGTAATTGGTGATGAAAGTGTTAAACGCTTTTCGCCTTGGGGATTAGTATCTCAACGTAAGCTATCGGTAAAAGGTAAGCAACTCGACTCGTATGACATTACTGGTGTACAACAACTCGATTACTTTGATCTATTCCAAAAGTTTGATTACGTATATGGTACTCAAGAATCATATACGCTTGACCATATCTCAAGTACAGTGCTTGGTGAAAAGAAACTCAGCTACGAAGAATACGGCACATTGCATGGTCTATACAAACACGATCACCAAAAGTTTATTGACTATAACATTCGTGACGTAGATCTCGTTGATCGCCTTGATAAACAAATGGGTTTGGCCGAACGGGCTATGACTATTGCGTATAAAGGTAAAGTAAACTTTACCGACACGTTTGGCACTACCGCAATCTGGGATAGCATTATCTATAACTATCTACTCAAAGATAATATCGTACCACCACCCAGTGAAGATAAACATAAACATCCATATCCCGGTGGCTTTGTAAAAGAACCGCATGTTGGCGCCCACGACTGGGTAGTCTCTTTTGATTTAAACTCACTGTATCCTAATCTCATTGTACAGTACAATATGTCACCCGAAACTTTGGTGAAAGATGCTAAACTTCCCGGTGAAGTTGATCAATATTTACTTGACGGTGATCCAGTACACTATGCTTGGCATGATAAAGATGTCGCTATAGCGGCCAATGGCTCAATGTTTCGTAAAGATAAGCAAGGTATTCTACCACGTATCATTGTCGATTACTATAATGAACGTAAGTCTGTCAAAAAGAAAATGCTTACGGCTCAAGCAGAATATCAAAAAAATCCAAGCAAAGAACTTGAACGTGAGATAAATATTCTAGATAATACACAAATGGCTGTCAAAATTCTTTTGAATAGTCTTTATGGTGCACTTGGTAATCAATACTTCAGATATTTTGATATGCAAGTTGCTGAAGCTATTACGTTGTCCGGCCAGCTTACTATCCGCTGGGCTGAGAAACATATGAATCGTGCCATGAATAAGATTCTTAAGACTGACAAAGATTATGTTATTGCGATCGATACAGATTCACTTTATGTTAACATGGGTCCACTCGTTAAAGCAGTTAACCCATCAGATCCAGTGAAGTTCCTTGATAAAGCATGCCAAGAAAAGTTTGAGCCTGCATTTGAAAAAGCATATGACGAATTATTCCATCGCATGCGCGCTTACGATAATCGAATGGTAATGGCTCGAGAAGTAATCGCAGATCGTGGTATATGGACAGCAAAGAAAAGATACATTCTTAATGTTCACAACTCAGAAGGTGTACAATACGCTGAACCTAAACTGAAAATCATGGGTATTGAAGCTGTAAAGTCTTCTACACCTATGGTAGTACGTAACAAGTTTAAAGAAGCATTTAAGATTATCCTAACCGGTACGGAGGAACAAACCCAGAAATTTATTCAAGATTTCGAGACTGAGTTTAAATCACTCGATCCCGAAGATGTATCATTCCCTCGTGGTGTGTCTGAAATTACTAAGTGGAAAGATAACAATGCTATGTTCAAGTCTGGTTGTCCCATCCACGTACGCGGTGCTATATTGTATAACCATTTCATTAAAGAACATGGTGTCGATAAAGAATATGAAGCAATACAAAATGGTACGAAAGTCAAGTTCTGTTATCTCAAAATGCCTAATCCAATCAAGCAGAATGTAATCTCATTTCCACAATACTTACCACGCGAGTTTGATCTCAAAGAATTCATAGACTATGATACGCAATTTGAAAAAACATTTAAAGAACCACTTAAACCTATCGTAGAAGCTGTTGGCTGGAATCTCGAGAAGGTTGCAACATTGGAGGACTTTTTCGCATGAGCGATGACATATTCGATTTTGGATTTACTGCAGTAGATGAAGACGAGCTACAGGCAGTACAACAAACAACAGCTGCAGCTAATGACGCTGAGCAACTCGCAACTACTACACAGGAAAGACTTGATAAACTATATAATGCTATTGTTCCACTCTTAAACAATCTCAAAAAGAATCCTGAAAAGGAATACATTCTTTGGCCAGATCGTTTAACGAAGGTAGAAGCTTTTGAATCTCACTTACAAAAAATCTATAGTGGTAGTTGACATTCCACATAAGCTGTGTTAGTATACTATTATTACACATAAGGAGTAAAAATGTCTCTTATTGAAAAATTAACTAAGTCGTCTACTATTAAGATGACTGCACCTATACTTGACTCAAAGGTATATGGTAAAAAAGATATGGCTACCACACCAGTACCAATGGTTAACGTAGCTCTATCTGGTCGAGTAGATGGTGGATTAGTTCCAGGTTTACTTATGTTAGCTGGCCCATCTAAGCACTTTAAGTCAGCTTTTGCTTTAATGATGGCTGCAGCTTATCAAAAGAAATATGATGATGCTGTCGTATTATTTTATGACTCAGAATTTGGTACACCACAATCTTACTTTGAATCGTTTGGCGTTGATCTAGATCGTGTCGTACATACACCTATTACTAATGTTGAAGAACTCAAGTTCGACATTGCTCAACAACTTGAAAACATTGAAAAGAATGATAAGGTTGTAATCGTTATTGATTCGATTGGTAACCTAGCTTCAAAGAAAGAAGTAGAAGACGCCCTTGACCAGAAGTCAGTGGCTGACATGACACGAGCTAAACAGCTTAAGTCACTATTTCGTATTGTAACACCGCATCTAAATCTTAAAGATATTCCATTAGTGTGCGTAAACCATACCTATAAAGAAATTGGTATGTTCCCAAAGGATATTGTGTCTGGTGGTACAGGTTCTTATTATTCGGCTGATGCTATTTGGATTATTGGTCGTCAGCAAGAAAAAGATGGTACTGAGATTGCGGGTTATCACTTTGTGATTAATATTGAAAAGTCTCGGCATGTACGGGAAAAGTCTAAGATTCCTATTACAGTAACTTTTGAAGGTGGCATTAAGAAATGGTCTGGTCTAATGGATATTGCTATGGAAGCAGGCTATCTTCGTAAACCAAAAGCTGGTTGGTATGAGCGCGTTGATCCATTGACAGGTGAAGTGATTGGTGATAAAATGTATAGAGCTAAAGAACTTGCTGATAACGGCGATTTCTGGAAACAGCTATTCACCGAAACTGAATTTGCTAACTGGATTAAAGAACGTTATTCAGTTGGTGGCAAAGCACTATTCGAATCAGAAGAAACTGTAGAGGAACCTACTGAATGATTGAAAATACAATTCTTTCAAGTCTTATTCACAACGAAGAATACGCAAGAAAAGTTGTTCCATTCATTAAAGATGAATACTTTGGAGATAACGATACGAAAGTATTGTTCCAAGAAATTCGAAAATACATTGATCAATATAACGGGCTTCCAACTAAGGAGGCCCTACAAATCTCGATTGATGAACGGGATGATCTCAACGAAGAACGATATAAAAATATCTCAGAGTCTATTGACGACATGGGATATGATAATGATACTGAACTCGATTGGTTACTTGATAAGACGGAAAAGTTTTGCCAAGATAAAGCAGTCTATAATGCAGTAAGGAAATCTATTCTTGTTCTTGATGGTAAGGATAAAGAATACGATAAGGGCGCAATTCCACAGCTACTTTCCGATGCCCTCGGCGTGGCCTTTGATACTAACATTGGCCACGACTTTGTGGAAAATGCTGATCAACGATTTGACTTTTATCACACTAAAGAAGATAAGATTCCTTTCGATCTCGACTATATGAATAAAATTACTAAAGGTGGTGTATCACGTAAATCTCTATCAATTGCATTGGCCGGCACTGGTGTCGGTAAAACTTTGTTTATGACTCACTGTGCTGCAGCTAATCTAATGGAAGGACTTAATGTTCTATACATTACAATGGAAATGGCAGAAGAAAGAATTGCGGAGCGTATTGATGCTAACCTACTCGACCTTACTCTCGACGATCTTCGTTATCTTACTCGTGATGTATACCACTCGCGAATGAGTAATATTCGTAAACGTACAAATGGTAAACTTATTGTAAAAGAATATCCAACAGCTTCGGCTGGTTCGAACCATTTTAGATTTTTACTTAATGAACTTAAACTCAAAAAGAATTTCATACCAGACATTATCTATATTGACTATCTTAATATTTGTATGAGCTCACGTATGAAACAGGGTGCTAATGTAAACTCATATACTTACATCAAAGCTATTGCCGAAGAATTACGTGGCCTTGCTGTTGAATTCAATGTTCCAGTATTTTCAGCTACTCAAACAACTCGTTCTGGCTATTCAAATTCTGACATGGATCTTACCGACACTTCAGAATCCTTTGGTCTACCAGCAACTGCAGACTTTATGTTTGGTCTTATCTCAAGTGAAGAACTTGAAAATCTTGGTCAAATTATGGTAAAACAACTTAAGAATCGCTGGGGTGACATTGCCAATCCAAAACGTTTTGTTGTAGGTATTGATCGATCTCGAATGAAACTCTTTAATGTAGAAGAATCAGCTCAAGAAAATCTAACTAACGATTCGAAACCAAAAAAGCAACGTGAAAAAACTGTAATGGATAATAGTGCCTTTGGTGAACGTTACGAAGAAGACTCAAAGATTACTAAGTTCCGTGGTAAGAAACCAAACTTTGAAGGTTTCGCATGACTTATAAAGTAGCAAAAATAAAAGAAGAGTTTCATATAATAGAAAAAGATACCAATCTCGTAATAGAAGCTTTTGAAGAAGAAAAAGAAGCCAGAACTCTTTGTCGATCTCTCAACTTGGGTTCTGGCTTTGGTGGGTACACTCCAATATTTTTTGCTAAGCAAAAAGAAAGACCGCCTACAAAATAAGCGGTCTTTCACTCGGCTTGATGCGATGTCGAGCAGAACCCCACTGGCACCCATTGTGCTGCCTCGACTATTCCTGTTGTGTTTCGCTTAAAAGCTAATCTCACACTTGCCTCTTACGTTGTTAACGTATATACGCACCCACATAGTTATTTATATAAATTCGCACTTAACTATTGACATTTGCGAAAAAAATATTATATTAGATACATGATATATGAGATATACGATAATCCAGAATGGCTATCCTTTGATCTAATGGATAGGCTTATGATGCATGCTAATGAGACTTTACAGTTTCCTAAAGACTCGTACTTCGTAATTGAATTTAACGAAGATGTTTCGGGTTGTGGAGACTGTGATGTCGTTGATGGTGTAGTTGAGATTAACATTAATTCAAACATATCTTATAAAGAAACAATGGTTACTTTGTTTCATGAACTAGTCCACGCTGAACAAATTCTTAAAAAAAGATTAATTGTAGGTGAAGGTAATATGCCTTCTCAATGGTGTAATGTTATATATACTACTACCTATGAAGATTCCCCTTGGGAAATTGAAGCGTACAAATTAGAAAAACAACTAATGAGGACCTTTGATGGAATTAGATAAAGATTGTTGCGATGTAGTCGATAGAAATATTAACATGGCTGTTCCTTGGTACATTATGGCAGCTTATGCATACTATGTTGACGATGAGCCAATACTAAGCGATGCAGGTTTCGATAGACTTGCTAAAAAAATACTTAGCAATTGGGAAGAAATAGATCACTATCATAAAGAATACTTAAATGAAGATATGCTAAAGTCTGGTACTTACCTTGGAGATTATCCAAGTCGAGTAGAAGGCGCAGTACAACAAGTGAAGGATATATATCGTGCTAAATCTAAATGATCAAATTAAAGAAGCCCTTACCGAAGCAATGATTCTTGAGTGTGCTCGTGAAGAGTATGATGAAGACCATTTGTTATATGTAGCTCAAAGATTGTCAGGTGCTCCTTATAGTTTTATTAAAGAAATTCACAATAAAAGTAAAATTATTGAATTTAACTATTGACATTATCCGAATACTTGCCTATAATAAATATTAGAAAGTAAAGGGGCTATAATGTTTCCAACAGTTATCAAACTCAACGTAGCTACGTTTAATGATCGTATTATGGGTATGATGGAAGATCACAACATTAGTATGAGTGAGGCTTTATTATGGGACTTTGAAGGTTTTACTTTTACTGCATCGCATATATATGCCAAGTATGGTATACGTGGTTTAGAAAATAGATTTCGTACGTACTTAATACGTAATGGCGTCAGTGGTAAAGATTCTGATTTCTATACCAATATATTCCTAGGCCGTGATTATGATAGAAAATTGAAAAAGGATGATGATGATGCCAAAGGCGAAAATGAGCAAAGCGGACAGAATCCAGGAAGCGAAGCGTAAGCACGAAGATTGGCTCAAAAGTATGGGCTACAAAGGTGGTAAAGCTTTAAAAGGTAAGAATGGTAGACGTATAGGTATCTACGAAATTCCAGATTACAACACTGGTCCTCGTGTTACGAGCGATACTATTTGTAGTAATGGTAATAAAAAAGATTCTATTAAGTATACTGGCACTTATGTACAAGGTATCGCTACTATGCATAAGAGTAACGCTGTGCCAGTATCGAGTCGCGAACAAGCAATCGAAATATCTCAAATGCGGAGAAGTTAATAGTTCTTATAAATACTTGAAAGAGTATTAGAGGAATATTAATATGCCTGCACTTGACTTGGATATGGACTTTATCCGTAGAGCAGAAAAGGTTACAGCTTTTAACTTAACAGCTAAAGACTTTGAAACTTTGAAATACAAAAAAGAGATTCAGTATTTGTTTAATAAGAATTTCTTTCCAGACTTTGATTTGTCGAAGACAATTAATGGTGTTG